TAGCTGCAGAGAATGCACGTCCGAGGGATGTACGGAAACCCATGGTGTTAGGTAGTAGATGCCACTGGATTGTGGCAATGACCAGAGCCAGGCATTGCACCTGGCTTGGGAGCTATAACTCACCTGGTCTTCTGTAGTTGACGCACGAGCTTGCGCCCTGCGTCTACGGTCATGAGTGTGGAGCGATGCCACTCTCCTGGGCATTGAGCCTTGAGGATCATCTTGGTGACACGCACCAGATTCTCCTCCTTGTTCACCTGGAACTGATAGATGGCTTCATCTGTAGTCAGGGTGAAGTAGATGATCATGATTGATCCTCTTGATCTGCGACTAACGTGCGCAGAAGTAACGGCTGCGTTTAACGTCCAGCTTGACGAATGACCCTTGGATCTATTGCTAACTCTTCTGTCTTGCTTGTGTTGAAACAGTGACAATTACCTCGAGCTTCTCGATGAACTGTTCTGTATCTCCCGCAGTGCCGTGTAGCCGAAAAGCATTGCGCGCGAAGGGATCTCAGGGATTCGTACGCTGTCTGAAAGTGTTGCAGCCTGTGGAAAAACCTGTGGAAAACTCGTGCATGCCCCCGCTTCGCTCCAACTTATTCTCTACCCACCCACCGTTCTTTTTTTTCTATGCACATTCGCATTCCCACAGGTGTTGTAAGAACCGTCAGAAAAATATTTTCCCTATTTTGGGTATATAGGGGCCATTTTTACGAAAAGTCGTACACTATCAACAAAAAGTGTAGACGCTGCAAGGAGTTTGCCCAAGTTTTTAGACAAAATAGCCGGGGATTCTACCCCGGCTTTACGTAGATTTAGTTATTTACTAAAAAATTAAAAATTAAAAATTGGAATCAGGGTTAGGAATTTTGGAATTCTGGTTTTTAAAGTTGCTTGCCGCCATGAATGCGCTTTTATACTTATCGGAATCTGGTACTTGCCGCGCTAATTCCCGCAATGCACCCGAAGAAAACGTTTTTACCGTAACAGGATCAGCACCTGCCTTCTCTAAATCCGCCGTTTTACTTGCAATGGCACGCATTGCTACGGCACGTTGCATTCTGTCTACCGGATCCATTGATTTCTTGGTACTTTTCTTGTATATAGTCTAACGTACGTTGTTATTTCTTGAATTTTGCACCTTAAAATACAGATATCATAGAAATATCAGACGATAGGACTCACATGGCGGAATATTACGGCGAATCACGGAATGAAGGTCCTAATCTCTTGGGAATGGCCGGCCTTCTTGGCTTAGGTGCCCTCACTGGAGCTGGTGGCTACTACGCATTACGTAACCTCAAGGGAAAAGGTGCGGCGGCAGAGGCATTAACACGTGCTGCACGCAATGAACGCCCCCGTGGTGTACAAATGACTGATCTTGGCGCACGACGTACCGGTGATTTTGGACTTGTTGATATTCCACCGTCACGTTCTGCTCGTGTTACGGGCAATCGTGGTGTAACTGAGAATCCAAGACCAGTTGCTCCACATGCACCGGAGCAATACTCAAATGTTCCTCCGAGTGTACCGCCAACTACACCTACTAATTTTGCCAATCGTCTTACATCTGGTAAAGACTTAGGTTTTGAAGAAGAATACGTACCTTATCGCCCGGATCCTAAAGAGATGGTATCAAGGAAGGTAGCAGATGCACGCCGTCAAGCAGCAACTAAAAATTTATTGCAAGCAGCAGAAAATCGTAAAGGCACATACCAACTTGAAATCCCTGGCACACAAGGAACTTTGATGGCATTACGTTCGCCTATTAATGCTTTAGCAGAAGAAACAGGTGAATTTATTATGCAGGCACCATCTCGCCCATTGTCTGCAACACCTGCACAAGGAAGTTTATTTGCGTCTTCATTATCAGATCGACCAGCCATTCCAATGGCAACTGTGGATCTTAACGTTTTAGAGTCGCAATCTCCTGCTCCTGTTCAAGTAACAACCCGTGCTCAGCCACAGGGTAAATTCCTTGACTTCCACAAGGGTTTGGGTAATCAAGGTTATGTATTGACAGGAAATCCATATGATAATGAACTTATGCTTATGGACGATAATGGAAGAGAGTTTTATCTCAAGAATCCGCTTTCGTCGCATCCAAAAGAATCAATTCGTCAAGCCGCTTTAGAAGACGAACAGATTGGAAGGCAAGTTCTTGCAAGCACTGGGTTTACTTTGGAGCAAGCAGAAGAAGCACGCTTTGAACAATTCCAACGTGCTTTTGGTGGTAATCCTGCAGTACAGAACCAAGCAACAGACGCAGTTGAATCTGGTGCTGCACAACAAACAGGTCGTGTGTGGCAACAACTCTCACGTAACGAAGACCTGGATAAAAACCAAATTGCTCAATTGAATGCACAAGCTGATGCCGACTATAAGGCAATGATGGGATCTAATCCCAGCGAATGGTCTGGTGTTGAAAGTGACGTAGCAATTAACACAGTCGCCAAATTATTACCTGATGGTCTGCCCATTGATCAGGCTGAAGGTATTGGCTACGACCTCCGCACCGGAGAACGCTTTAAGTTTGGAGGCGTACGCCCTGCACGTACGGGCCTTGCTCCTGGCGGCACTATCGAACTACAAACAGCCCCTGGTGCAGACCTAGGACAAAGTTCGGCAGCACGTTTTCTCCAGCAACGACGCGAGAAGATGATGGCAGACGCAGGTACCCCTGGGCGCTTAGAAACCCAATTAGCCGAGGCGTTTGGTCCTGAAGCATGGCGAGAAGATCCTAAAGCTACAAGACGTCGTAACGCACTTAAACTTGGCGCAGCAGGTAACGAGCAGTTCTTCGAAAACTTAAACGAAGGAACCGTTACGATTGCTGGAGAACAATTCCCTGTATCATCCTTGAAAGAAGGTGTGTACATGGAAGATACTGCACAAAACTTAGCAAATAAAGTTGAAGGCTATAAAGATTGGCTTGGTAATATTCGTTTACAAGAAACACGTAATCAAATTGGTTTAGCTACTGAGCTTGACAACTTAGTTGCACGTGATGCAGCCTTACAAGCTGATGTTGTTGACCTGGGCGAACAACGTAGGTCTTTCTCTAGTCCGCAAGAACGTGACGCCTACTTAACAGCGAGTCGTGGACGTGAAGTTGCTTTAGATCTTCAAGATGAACTTGACGCACGTATTAACGAAACGTTGCGTAATTACGAGATGAGTGAGCGTCGCCTCGCTGGTGCAGAGAAAGCAACCGCACGTAACATTCGAAGGGCTGCCGTTCCTCAGAAACTGATGGGTGGCGTTGAAGAAGGTATTGTCGTTCGCCCTGTTCTCACGGCACCTGACAATATGGTCGTTGAAGAAGGTGAGCTTTCTAATATTGAGCGTGGACGTCCGGTTGGTAATTACATTTCACAAGAGCAACTCGAAATTGTACCAGGTGGTCTTCTCTCTGGTGGACGCGCTAAGTCTGTTGTAAATATTGGTGGTGATCTTGGCATTGACCCTGATACCGGTGAACGTATTCTTCTTCCCAATGTCAATGTTGATACAGGTGAAACAAATGTTCAGAAACTGGCAGGTAAGCGGATGGGTGCGGATGTAAACGTACGTGGACGCGGTGGTGTTGCCGGATTAGATACCAGGGCATCTATTGGTATCTATGGGCCTGAACTTGCCGAGTATGGTACTGCTGCAATGTCCAAACAAGGCGAGTATACAGAAGCAGCTAACCGTCCACCAACTGCTACCGAATCCGCTTTACCTGTGCATCGTGTACGTAAAGTTGAAGTTGATGAACAAGGTAATCCTGTTACTAAATTCTTTACTTATCCAAGTTCGTACGAAGATCCACAAGCCTATAAGTACACACAAGAACCGACACAACAAGCACGAGATGCAATTGATATGAGCCGTGCTGTTCAAGGTGTGTATGCCAAATATCCACGAGATGTTGCCGATGCTATGACCGGAGTAGCATTAAATGAATTAGCACGTAGAGCCAATAAACAGCTACCTTCTTCCGCACGTACTTCTGGACCATCAACTCTGTTATCTAATCGTCCAGTAGCACCAACACCGGAACCAACCGTACGCAACTTGGAACCGACACAGCTTGCTTTCCCTTCTAACGTTGTTCCGCCTATTGCACGTGCACGTACTACCGAAGCAGATGTCTACGCAACTAACCTTGCAAATTACATGGCCAGAATGCAACGAGAGCGTGCAATGCCTGCAAGTTCTCCTGTAGTCATTCAGCCTAATATCCTGGCAACCGAAGAATATCAGTTGCCACTGGCTTTATCGGCAGGTCAACCAACACCTCAAATGCAAGGCCCAGTACGTGCTGAACCGCAGTTTAGGAATGTTGGTCCAAATCGTTTAAACGCAGAAGTTTATCAACCAGGCTTTTTCCCTGAGCCTGAAAGGGAAAATGTTGCCGGACCTATTACTAATTTGACTATCAAACAAATCAATCTGCGGAATCGTTTAAATCCCAATCAACCACGTCTGGGGCTTATGGGATACTGATCTTAGCACTTTTACGGCAATTATCTGAAGGAGTTTAATCATGGCTGATAAAAAGAAAAAAGACAAAAACTGGATTGACAAGGCTGAAATTAAAAAGGGTGCGTTCACCAAGAAAGCAGCTAAAAAAGGAATTACCACTGCGCAGTTACAAGAAAACGTACTTGCCAATCCAGAGGATTACGATAAGTCCACCGTTAAACAAGCAAACTTGCGAAAGACTTTAGTATCATTGAAAAAGAAAAAGTATCGTAAAGCTGAGGAAGATTAATGGCACGAGATTCACGCCTTGCTGGGCATGGGAGTGACTACTTTTCCAAGAATGAACCCCAGCGTTACATTGACTTTACAAAAGATATCTTTGAGAAAAAGAAAAATCTAAGCTACGCAGATCTCTTTACTATTCCTGCAGATAGTTTTGAGACACCGTTCTCTCCTGGTCGTTTTACCGAAACTGACATCAGGAAAAATATCTCAGCACGAAAGCAGCGATTAAACCCAGGTCTTGGGTTTATTGAATTTAAACAAGACGAAGAAGGTCGTGTAATCCCTAATGAAGTGTTCGCTGGTATCGGTAAACCTTTTAATCGCCAACGCGACTATAACTTTGATACCGGTCGTCCTAATACTAAACAAACTCCAGAAGATCAACCAGATTACAATCCGATGTGGAAAGAAATGTATGCGTTGAGTCCTACGGTAGAGGAACGTAGTGAGAACCCAATGCCATCATTTGCAAATCCTGATCCCAAAGGACGACTGATGGCACAAGCAGAAGCCAAAGCAAAGAACGAAGTAGATGATAACAAATCAGTTGCACAACTTCTTGCGAACAAGAAAGAAGACAAAGATGAAAAAGAGTCCAAGGCCTAACGCTTTATAATAAAAGAAAACTATATTCCAATGGCCAAGGGAAAGCTATTCCAAGGATTGCTCGAGGCGCTTCGCCCAGGCTTGGCAAGCGGAGGTATTAGTGCGGGTCTTAGTTTAGCGACGGGTGATTCATTGCCAGCGGCTTTGCTTTATGGTGCTGCTGACGTATTGGGATCAGCGGGTGCAGTAGCTGGAGTACGTGCACTTAAACCCGGTAGAAATGTAGAAATCAAAGATTTAAAAACCGGCGAAGTAACTAAACAATATCAAGGCAGTGGGTGGGAGACTCCAGCCAATGTTGTGGGCGCTATTGGTGCAGGTAATTTAGTTAGCGCAGCCCTTGGTCGTCCGTCTTTATTTAATGGTTTCCAATCAACCGGACAAGACGCACAACAACAGACACAACGAACACAACAGAATATTGATCCAAACAATATTGATTTAACTAAGATGACGGGCGAGGAGTTAGCCCAGTTATCTGACGAACAAATTCTTACAATCCTCCAACAAAATAAACAACGTGAGATCATTAACCATGCAAATGATTTAGCAGGTCGTTATGCACCTGGCACTATGTTCCAATCGTATGGCTTGCCCAACAGTCAGTCAATGCGTGATGAGATGTTTAACACAAGAGTTAACGCCAACTTAGGCGACATTCAACAAATGATGGGGAGCATAGCCGGTGTCTAATCCAAATCGGTTTCAGCAACTACTATCAAATACTTCTCAAGCATTAAAAGAAGGTGCACGCAAGAGCGAAAAAGCTACACGTATTGCGGAAGAAGTTTATCCAAGCGTATTAAATGTTGCTGGTAAATATCACAAAGCTTTGCGTGCTCAAGGTGTTAGCTTAAAAGAAACACCCATCCAAGCCATTGGAGCTTTTGGTACACGCTTAGCGACTGATTTAACTAATGACGGTACAAGGGGTGTGTATTGGCGTTACAACCACCCATTAGCAATATTGGATACTGGTATTGAAAACACAATGAAAGCGGTGGTTGGTAAAGATGCGTACCGCGATTTAGGTAAAACAAAAACCGGGTTGATGGCTGCAAGTGTGGCGATCCCAACCACAATCATGAGTGGTGCTTTTAATATTCTTAACCCAGGCCAAGCCTTCCGTGCCACTGGGTACGCACAAACGTATTCACCTGAAGGTGCAGATGACCGCAGAGAAACAGAACAACCAGTCCAAGAATTATTCGATCGTTTCTTCCTTGGTCGTCAAGGCGCGCCTTTAAAATATGAAACTGCAAAAGCAGAAATCCCAAGCTTGACGCCAGAACGTTATGCAAACTTCATGCAGAATTACTACCAAGATAGCGGCTTCATGGGACTCTTAAAAGTAACTCCTGAAAACTTGGAAGGAATTCCAGAAGCTCGTATGCTTGGCTATCCAGTTAACATTGCAACCGCGACGACTGCTCTTGGTGGTCTTGCTGGTTTAGCTGCAGGTATTCGCAACACACCGTCTAAACAAGTACCAGGTAAAGGCTATCGTTCACATACAACTGAAACGGTGCGCAGCGGATTAACACGCCGTGGTTTGATCGGTGGAGCAACAGGTGCACTTGCTGGCGCTGCAGTAGGCGCGGCAGTTAACGCCGCTATTGCACAAGCTAATCGTCCTAAGTTACCAACAGTCACTGAATATTCAGAAGAAATGCAGTGATAGAATTAGCTGATAACAGATAGTCGTAAACATGGCATTAATAACAGGTAGTGGCGGAGACTACAACGAGAATTATTCACGTCGTGGCAACGCTTCTCGTTTCAATCAACAGGAAGCTCAAAATTTTGCTTCAGATGCAATTGCCCAAGTGATGGCAGCTCTTGGCGCAGCAGGCCAAGGCATTGCTGGGTTATTTCAAGGTGGTGCTCCTAATACGACTGCAAACAATATCCTGATTACCGGTGATACTCCGAATGATCCACGTATTACTGGTACAACTGAAGACACACGCATTACACAGTCGGGTGGTCGCGGTGGTGGACAAAGTTCTATTCCGGCGATGGGTGCCCGTGGTAACGAGACTGGTGATGTAAGGCGTCCTATTACAGGCACTCAAGTAGAGTTGGCAGAGCAAACTCGCCGTGGTGGTGGACAAAGTTCTATTCCGGCGATGGGTGCCCGTGGTAGCGGCGGGAGCAATCCCCCTAATCCTCCCGGTGGAGGAGGAGGTGGTGGCGGGAACAATCCTCCTAACGACCCATCGAATCCCAATGCACGCGGCGGTGCATTAAATAGTTTAGGTAATTTGTTTGGTGGTGAACTTAACAAAGAAGCTGTAACTCGTAATCTTGGCCGTTTAGGTTACTTAGCACCTGCACTTGGTGCCTTCCAAGATTACACTGAAGGGCAATCCGCACAAGCAGTTGCAGCAGGAGCAGGAGCAGGCTTAGGTGCTACTTATTTAACACGTGCGGCAGGACGTGCTTTAGGTGGTGGCAAAGGCGCCGCTCTTCAGTTAGCAGCTCCATTACTTGGCATCGGTGCGCAAGAGTTAGTTGGTAAGACAGTACAAAAACAACGTCAACGGGAAACCGGTGAAGGCGATCCTAATGCACTGTCTACTCAATTAGGTCGCATTGAACAACTCCAGAAAGTAGGCCTTGAAGGCAATGTTGCATTGATGAATGCAGCTAACTCTGGCGCTAAAGACATGTTGGCCCATGCTTTGGAACAAGAACGCACTCACATGCAGGCGATGTTCCCGATGTTGGAGCAACAACGCAATAATGATGTTGTGCGCCAGCAGCAAATTATGAACAGCATGGGAGCAAACTTTGCGATGCTCGGTAGCATGGCAACAACAGGCAAGCTTGCTCTTGGAGCACAGGCCAATGCTGGTGCCAACTTGCGTCAAATGATGACTGCTGCACCATACGCCAACGCAGTCCTTCAAGCCCCCAATATTAGTTTCTGATAGGTACGAACAATGGCAGGATTTTTTGGTGGGTTATTTGGTGGAGGAGGCCAAGGTGGTTTCATGAACCAGCCTTATGGTGATTGGCGTTCTACTTCAGGAGAAGCAACAGGCAATCCAAATCTTGCTGGTAGCTATGCAGATATTGTTAAGGAGTACCAAACGCAGTACGGTGGAGGTGACTCGTTTGATCCTAAAGATCCAACCTCTGTATTTTCTAAATTAATCAAGGATCAACAAGTACAAACAATGCTTGCCAATGATCCACGTGTTATTGCATTACAAGCACAAGCCTATGTTGATCCTATGAATCAACTGGCTGATAAAGCATCTGAACGTGCGATGAAGGGTCACATCTTTGCCAATGTACTGAAGATGCCTGACCGATATGGTGAAGCAATGGCGCGTAAGTTTGACTTTATTAATCCAGTTATTCAAGCCATGCAAAATAGCAATACGGCTTCCAAACCCTTTAGCAGTAGAATTAATTTTAACGTCTAAGGAAAAATAAAATGTCTTATTGGCACACCAATATTCCAGCCGGTACGTTTGGTAATTTTGATCTAGCTGGAAAATATTCTTTCCCAAAACCCGATCAACTTAATCTTCCAGCTTTTAATGCTGATATACCAGCGGGTACATTTGGTTCATTCCCCAGTATTGATGGGTCCGCAGCAGGACAAGCCGCGTTTGGCAGCGCACCTGGCGCAGGTGGATTAGGTTCTTGGGGTGGCATGCAAGCTGTTGGTGGCATTGCCAATACACTCCTTAATCAACTTGGCAATGCACAAGGAACACAGGCAGGTCAAGATTATCTTGACTTCATGGCAGACAAACGGGATGCCGACTGGGGATCTGCTTTATATGAAAACAATTTAGATATTACAAATCGACTTAGAGTTCCTCGCACTATTGCCAAGCTTCGTGCCAATGATCCAAATCTTCGACAAGAATACAGAGCACGTGGACTCACACCTGCGTCAATTGGTCAGTACGGACAGCTTGCCGGTTTCCTCGCCTAAGTGTTAACACTTTAAAATAATAAGAAAGAGAGCGTAGTTCATTATGTCTTGGCAGGGTGGGTTAAGTGGTGCCTCTAGTGGTGCGTTAGCAGGCATGTCGCTTGGCCCCTGGGGTGCGGCTGCAGGTGGCCTACTTGGTGGCCTTGGCGGGTTATTTGGCGGCGGCGGTGAGCCTCTTGAATACGGCTTGACACCAAGGGAAGAAGAGCTTCAAGATTACGCCCTTGATCAAGTACGTGCTACTCCTCTTAAAAAACGTAGGATCCTGCGTGAAGCACAGAGTTTAAGAGATGCAGGTGATCGTGGTGCATTCGAAGCTTATCTTGAAGCCCAAGAAGGTGCATTTAGTAATCCTGAGTTTATTCAAAAGCGTTTAGCAAAAAGCTATAACAAACCTATTGATTACTACCGAGATAACTTCCAAGATATTGCTAGTAATTTATATCGGCAACAGGGCATTGGATACAGTCCTGAAGACTACGATCGTTTTGCTGATCGAGCTAGAGCAGAAAATATTCGAAGCGGTGCAGCTTTTGAGAACTTACTCAAGGCTGACATGATTGCCAGCGGCAAAGTAATGACGCCGAACCAACAGCTACTTGCTGATATTTTTGGTACACCTGAAAGAGACAGTACTGGTAAACTAACAGGTAGATATGGGAATGCTGCAACAAGTACATTCCAAAGCAAGTACTTACCTAGCGCATAGGAGATAACTCATGTCAAAAAATAAACCCAACATCCAACCTAAGAAAGAGGAGAGCAAGCCTAACAAGCCTGCTGAAAACAAACCTAATATCCAACCTAAGAAGGAGGATAACAAGCCTAATAAGCCTGCTGATAACAAACCTAATATCCAACCCAAGAAGGAGGACAACAAGCCTAATAAGCCTGCGCAAAATAAACCTACAATCCAACCTATTGTTAAACCTATTCTTCAGCCTATTGTTCCGTCAACTAAACAAAATCAAAAAGAAGAGGACAAACCAAAAGCTAACAATAAATCAAACACCACAACAATTATGGTTGGTGGTGTTAAATACGAAGTAAAAGGCAATAAAGCTGGCGCCAAAGAGCTTGAAGCTATTGCAACGGGTAGTGGTAGATCCTTGGCGGATCTAAAAGATAAACTTGAAGACAAAGGCATCAAGTTAGCTGACAGCGGTAAGCAATACTATCAAACAAATAAAGACACGCTGAACCAAGTAACAAGTGGAACTGGAGAAGCGGAAGCAGGGGGCGTTACTAATAACGATGAGGCAAACGGAGGCGGCTTATTTGCCTGGGAACAAATTTCTAAAACAGAACTTGAAAAGGCTGATCTTCAAGGAGGTTTTGGATTAGAAAGCGATCGTATTCGCGCAAAATCTGCCGAAGAAATTGCAAAGATTCAAAGAGATGCATCCAATTACGGCTACGACCGTACTCTTGAAGGAACCAAGTATGCCACAGATTCCGAAGAGCGCTGGCGCACTGCAGTTGCCACAATCGAAGGGGATAAAAAAGCTAGGCTTCAGGAGATCATTAACGCTGGCTTGAAAGACGTGGCCGATATTGAAGGTAGCTACTCACTTAAGAACGTAGAGAAGAAAGGCGAGTGGGATTACAAAACCATGGGCCTTCGTACGGAAGCGGATAAAGACATCGCCAGGATGGATGCTAATCAGAAGATGTACAACTTACTTGGTATTGCCTTTGGTTAAGTCTGTTTATAATACTTAGAGACCTACAATTGGTTAATAACAAATGACTAACGCTCTCACTGATACCGGTAGCGATTCTGCTACTAATTTTGACCTTAACAACTTCGAACAACTCCTTCAGCGTCTCGAAGCATCTAAAGGTCGCCAACAGCGTCAGAAGTCTGTTGAAGGTCGTCGTGACATCTTCCAACAAGGTCTTGCCAGCATGATGTCCAACTTCTGATTTTAAACCTTTATTAAAGAAAGAGTAAAATGAACGCTCTTACAAATACCGGTACTGATACCGCCACTAATTTTGACCTTAATAATTTTGAGGCTCTTCTTAACCGCCTTGAAGCATCTAAAGGTCGCCAGCAACGTCAGAAGTCTGTTGAAGGTCGTCGTGACATTTTCCAACAGGGTCTCGCTAGCATGATGTCTAATTTCTAATCTTGAGGCAGTTATAAGCCATGACAACGTTGCCTCCCGGCCAAGTTAATAAAACAACTGAGGACGACCCGTTTGATATTGACAAATATCGACAGGCCGCTGAAGTGGCTTATAGTTTTTCCAAGAAAAAATTAGAAGATGCTGGAACCCAAGAACGCGAAACCATCGGCAAAGGTGCGTCTGAACAACGCACTTCCGCAGAGCAAGGCCAGCAATTCAAAGATACAGAAGAAGCCAGAGACTACAACCAGGCGCAACGAGGCTATCGATATTGAGTTGTTTGACCAATGGGTCGACAACTTAACGTCTTCAGATCAAGATGCGTTTTGTAGTTTTGCCGAGGAAACTTTCTCGGTGATTGAATGCTATCTCTATGCCAGATTCCTTGGCTATGGAGGTAGTATTTCTGCGTGTGATTTATGGGTTAAATCCCATTACAAAAAGCCGGATCATCGCAAGAAACTCCTCTATGAAATTGAGGAGATGCAGGAAGATATCCGTAAGTTACGAGAAGACGTTGATAACGGTGTTGTCAAACGTGATGCTGGCGTGGCACGTATTGCTGGCATGCAAAAAGAATTACGTGGCACTATTGCGCAGATTGAACTATTCACATCTAGCCGTGATCGCAAAGGATTGCTAATGGCTGGTGCAGATCGTGCTCTACGTGAATTACAAATTATCTTCAAAGATGACCCAATTGAAATCCCCTTGGAAGAAGCGTCCATGAGTATTTGGGCCAAAATGCAGTACGAAGACAGTTAAGTTAAAATACACATATGATGAATTCACCACAACCAACTACCGACCAAGGGAACGACGCAATGCTTGCTGGTAGCCTTGGTGCTGCTGTGCAAAGATTGCAGGAGAATCGAAATCGGTTTGGTGGACGTCGTGAATTACAAGGAGCACCCATTGGTGGTGAAGCTAAAAGTCCTGCAGCCGAAGGCGCAAGAGTATTGAGCGCTGTTGCAGAAACACGTAATGAACAGAATGGAAACCAACCGCCAACAGCTTCCCCAAATCCTGGCGCACCTCAAAGAACGGGAAGCACGCAACCAGGACAACAGCCCAATGTCGGACAAAGACAAGCACCAAGCAGCTTTGGAAAAGGCACGCCAGTACCAAGCACAGAAGAGGAAAAACAAAAACGTCAACGAATGAAGTAGTATTCAGTTACTAGCTGATTACTTATTGTGCCTGCATATCAACATCTTGCATATCGACGTAACGCGCAAGCTGCTGCACGTAGGCAACAAATTCGTGTACCACGTAATCTTGAGTCTCTAAAGAAAGCAAGAGAAGACTTTGGATACTTTTGTGATTACGTAGCCGATAAACCTCCTGCACAGCATCATAAAGAATGGCATCGTCATTTTGTTACAGGCGAAGATAGTGCGTGTCTTTTAAAAATTGCAGGACCCAATGTTGATCTTCTGGCACCACGTGGATCTGCTAAGTCCACAATCTTAGGTTTGTTCACGGCATGGGCTATTGGTCTTCATACACAAGCCAAGAAGCCACTACAAATTCTTTATCTCTCCTATACGGTTGACATTGCACGTTCTAAGTCGGCGACCATTAAACGCATCATTGAAAGCAAGCGGTACCAAGAAGTCTTTCCAACCGTACGTCTTCTCAAGAACGTAACCAGTAATGAGTACTGGTCAATCGATCACAAGTTTGCTGGCATTGATACCACGGGTGAGGAACAATTTACACTCTGTGCCGCAGGTCTCAAAGGCTCGGTGACCTCCAAGCGTTCACACCTGGTGATCATTGATGACGCCATTAAATCTGCCGCAGACATCTCCAACCCTGACATTCGTAAACAGATGCAGGATAACTGGAATGCTGTGATTGCACCCACCATGTTTGAAGGAGCCAGGGCTATCTGCCTTGGTACTCGCTTCAGACATGATGACATCCATGCAACGACATTTAACACACAAAACAACTGGCTTCAGATTGTGTTATCTGCCATCCTTACTGATCCTAAAACGGGAGAAGAGGTTTCATATTGGCCAGACATGTGGTCACTTGACTACTTAAAAGAAAAGAAACGACAAGCACCAATTGCCTTCTCGTTCCAGTACATGAATCAAGTCGTCAGGCAGAATGAATTATCTCTGGCACCAGAACTGATTGTTAAAGCGGAGATTGCAACTGAATTTGATTGTCTTGCTGTAGGTGTTGACTTATCTGCGGGCACCAAAGAGAAGAATGACTACACCGTCATGGTATTGGGTGGTCGCATTGGAGATCGCATTCATGTCATCGACTATCGTCGATTACGTGTTATGGGAAACCTTGAGAAACTTGATGCTCTCAAAGAACTCCTCAATGATTGGAATATCCTTGGACAAGATGAGAATGGCAATTACTACCCAACATATTCAACGTGCGACATTTATTCAGAAGCGGTACAATACCAGGCTTCTTTGGAGGCCGATTTTAAACGCGTGTGTTTAACCAATGAAAGCCTTTACAACTTGAATTGGCATCCCGTCAAAGGATTCCGCGCCGATAAATTGGCACGCTTCCGTGGCTGTATGGGTTTGTTTGAGGATCGCAAACTGATCTTCAATCGCTACCGCAACTTCACCGCGATGTTTGAAGAGCTGACAAACTTTGGTGTCAGCAGTCATGATGACTGCGTTGATGCTTTAGTCTGGATGATTAACGGATTAATGCGCAAAGGAAAACTCCACGTCGATTACTGAACCTTAGAATTAGAAAAAAGCGAATTTGGTCGTGGGGCCTGAATACATTGCTATCGGTTTAACGGCCGTTGTATCCGCTATTACCGGTGGCAGTTGGGTTGCAGGTAAAATCCTTGGAAGACAAAACGACCAAATCCAACAAGCTTTCAATTACATCGGCTCGCAGAAACGAAGGATTGACGTTTTGGAAGACGACTTAAAACGCATGCCTTTAGATTACGTTCTTAAGGTAGACTTCCTAAGAGAAATCCAGCAAATGCACGACAACTTCAATCAAATCAACAATAAGCTTGATAAGCTAATGGAGAAATTGCTCGAATCAAAATGAGTTACATTCTCGAAGTCCAAGAGGATGAGAACGGAGACCAGTACATCACGTTTCCCGACGAAGTAGTCGAAGAGCTTGGCTGGCAAGAAGGCGACGTCCTTAATTGGGATGTACGTGGCACTGGCATTATCATCACCAAAGTCAATGATGCCGCTGGCTACGAAGTTATAGAAGAGTAGAATAGTTCCAATAGCGGAAGTATTTAGAGTGCAAAATTATTTCACGCAGCCCGGTGGTTTTTACGGCACAGGTTTAGGCAATTCAGGAGCAATGGCCGCAAGTCCGTTTGATCCTCGTTTTCAAATTCCGGGTGCAAAGAATAAAGACAAGCCTATTCTTCCCGGTGAGAATCGCAAGAACATTGATGACGTCTATGGCCCAGGGCAACCGCAGCCAATGCCAGGAGCCCCAGGATTCCCTCAGCTTCCAATGGCAGGTAGTCCGTTTGGTTCCAGCAATCTTTACGGCGCTATGGCGCAGATGGGTGGGCGTTATGACCCAAGTGCCCCAGGGAATGGTGCGGCGATGAGCTATCTACCCAACGGTGCAAACGCAGCAAACGCAACGTTTTATCGCGGCACTTTACCCGCAGGTTTTTCGAATATGACGGTTTCTTAAAACCTGCTAGTATTACTCAATAACCAAAGTAAATAATGGCGGACGCTAAAGCCAGACTTCAAGAAATTGTCAACGCTTATCTTGATCGAGATAGTGGCGTTGTCGTTGACACAGGCATTGTCGCGTCCCATATTGCACAGATGAAACTCTTTGGTATTCGCCAAGGAGTTGAATTCTTCCCATCCCAAGATAACTTCGGTTCACAACGTAAAGACTTCCTTGATCGTGTTTGCAAATACAACAAGCTTGATACGAGACTTGATTCCATTTGGGAGTATTTCATCTGTGATGGCCAAGGACTTTTTTACATCCGTCCTACTAAAAACAATTACCGTCTGTATTATTTCCGTAAACACGAATATCGTTCCTATTACAACGTTGATGGCGAACTGGACGAAGTTGTAATCATCTACAGCTATAAGGTGCGCAAAGCCATGAATGGCTTTGGTGACATCCAGATGAAGAGTCTTACCAATACCCCCGGCGTTAACAACGCTTACAGCCCTGGAGCAAAGAGATACATTCGTTTGTCAATTAAAGCAGATTCAATTGAAGAGACTCATTCTGAATCTGAACTTAACTTTGACATGCCTACGTACACCTTAACGGGTGATACCAAGAAGTTCCCGAATACACTCAACTTCATTCCATGTGTTGAAATCACCAACAATCCTCAGGGCTTCTCTGCAGAAGGACATGGTGACTTTGATGCACTAGCCAATGCCATTTGTACGCACGATGAATTGATGCGTACGATGCGTAAGAACATCACGTTCTTTGGCAACCCAACGCTGTTGTCATCACGTCCCAAAACCGACCTGATGGAGTCCGGTGGTGACATGGCGATCCAGCGTCCTTCGATTGCCGCTAACTCAGGGTTTGCTAGCCAATCACCTATGAGTGCATCCATGTTCAAGGCTGATCCCGTCAGTCGTGGCATGGAAGCTCAGATCAGAGTGCCACGCGTTATTGCGAACCTGGAGCCAAACGATCGTGTTGGTTACATTGTTCCCGACGCAATCACGGGAGACCAAAACGCATTTGGTCGACAGTATCGAGAAGAGATTCGTACGGCACTTGGTGGTGTTGACGAGCTTTCTATTTCTGCTGGCGTCACCGCAACTGAATACAAATCACTGTTCGGTCGTGTTGCTGCAACAACCAAGAAAAAAGCAAATGCTATTTATGAACATGGTATTTGTCGGTGTTTTGAATTAATTATTTACCAAGAAGAACAGATCTTTAAAACAACCCTAGCTCAAGCTGCAAAACTCGAAAAGCCAATTGCACTCGAACCTAGCGCACCTCCTGAACAACAGGAGATGTACAAGCAAGCCATGCAAATGTATGAGCAAAAGCTCAAACAAATCATGATGGCATGCATTGAAACACAGATGATTCCGCCTAATGTGGTGGGGTTAATTCCAGACGGAGACATAACAGTTCTATGGCGTTGGCTAGGCCCTGTTTACGAGGACTCGACGCAAGATATTCTTAACAACTCAATTGTTGTAAGAAACCTTCAAGAGTTAGGGGTTGATAGCATTGAAGCACTGAAATATCTTTTCCCATCTAAAACAGATGAGGAAAGAGCGGAGATGCTATCCGGCTTTCCGTTCAGGATGGTGAACGAATTGCAGGGTGCATACGCTGCATTTTCTAAACTAGTGGGGGGCATGATGCAGACTCCTCACCCGCAAGCACCGGATCTTCCGATGGCTGCGGATCCAAGATTGGATTTAACGCCATATCTGTATCGAACTTTAGAAGCTTTACAAAAGGAGATGAGCTATGCAGGACGCTACCGTCCAATCGATCCCACAGACGAGCCAAGTTCCGGCAGCGGTGGCTCCAAGCAGCTACGTGGTGCCGAGCTACCAAGCAGCACCGACAGCTCCAGTGGGACAACCAGTGCCGTATCAGGTGGGTACGAGCTACCCCCAAGCAGTACCACAGGCGGCCCCCAATTACCAATCAAACCCGTCTCAGTACGCCCCCCAATCCCCATCGGAGACGACGGGCAATCCATGGGAGTCGGCATTCAACAAGGTGGTGGGCCTTCTGAGCAGCCCAGTTCAATCCCCGTTCCAGGGTCAACCGTCAGTACCGACGACCTACAGTCCGGCCAATTACGGACAAACGAACGGCCAAAGTACGTATCAATCGGCTCCGCAGACCTGGCAAGCCAACCAGACATACTCGCCCAATTATTCCCAAACTTCTTCGATTCCCTCGTCTCCGGCCGTAAGTCAGGAGCTGAGCCAAGCAGTGGCGGATCGTCTAGATCTAAGCAACGAAAGCCGGTTCGTAATCAATAATTACGGCTGGGAAGCACCTGCGATCCTTAACCAATATGCACTTAATCTTGAGGGCATGCTGGATAGTGCTGTTGCATGGGGCCAACAAGCACAAGGTCTGTTAACTGATTATGCAAGTTTTGCAGTTAACGAGCGTGTTGAGAACGAACAGGCAAATCAACTGCTGACTCAATATGCAAACTTTGCAGTTAACGAGCACCAAGAGAATCTTGCTTATAACGAGATCCTGACGAACCCCGACGTTCTCAGCGATTACACACTGCAGTTCTTTGGTCCTGAAGGTCCGTGTCCTGTGTACGAAAGTGAGTCTGAACTTGAGACTCCTGGTTACCGCACCGCACCAGTGGGAGCTATTAATCCGTACATGCCAGCACCTCCTTCTGCATCTGCTCCTCAACGTCCTGAAAATTTCTGGGGCAGCTTTAAGAGCCAAATGGATGTGGACCCCACAAATGCTTGGCGTTTACTGAATCAAGCTCAACCTCAAGTCGTTGCAAACAAATTGTTTGTGATGGAGTGAGGCAATGAAACTGGCCGGTAAATTCAATCCGTTACTTGCAAAGGGTAAAGCGGCATTAATGAATGCAGCAATGGACCCTACATTGTCCACTCTCGGTGCAGGTGCCGCTGCTGCAGGTCTTGCCACCCTTGGAAACGTTGTTACCGGCCAAGCACAAGAAAAAAGTCCCGGTCGTCTAATTGCGGAAGCGTTAGGCGCCGGTGCTTTAGGTGCAGGAGTAGGGGCAACTCTTGGGCCAGGTTACATGAGCAGACTTGTTAAGGCTGGTTCTACTAGTCCTAAAGCTGAGTTTGCACTTGGTACTGGAATTGGTGTTCTTGGTGCAGGTGCACTTGGTGGCACGATTGGTGGTGGTGTTATGAACGTCGTTCAAGGTGAGGATCCAGAGCGTTATGGCTCCAGTAATACCTTGATGGCACGTACGGCCACACCTACTTTGCAGTATATGTAACTAATAAGTTACTAACTGCTAAAATTTCTAATAGATAAGACATGGAAATGTCTGAATCTTTTACCCGATAACAAACACTTCCTAGACGATCACACGGAGGATGAAACAAAGTGTTTATTGATAATGACTTTCCAAAAATCTTGGGTGCGGAACTTTACCGTCCCCATCCTGCGTACATCGCAGAAATGGCAGTCGAGCCTGTGGTCGTTCATGACTTTACTCGGCAGCCTGGTCAAACCGTTCAGTTAGACCGCTATAAGTTCTGGGGTACCCCTGGTACCAAGGACAGCCGTGAGCGTGTGTCCGACCAGACTATCGGTACTGCCAACAGCCGCAACATCACAAAGGAAAAGGTGTTGGTGGTACTCAAAGAGTACACCGGCCCTGCAGATCCGGGTGATCCGACTCAGCCTAGCACTTTCAAGATTGCGCGTGAGACGCTGATCACTGCGCAGCGCCTGCTTTTGGACAGCGGGAACCTGAATATGTTCCACCAGTCGATCGGTAGCTTGACGCTGCTCGACGACTATCGCCGTTGGCGTGACCGCGTGTTCCTTGATGAACTCGCCAAAGCTGAAGCCAATGGTGCCGCCTCTACTTCGCAAGGTGGTTACTACTTTGCTGGTGGCAAGACCAAAGATTCTTCTGGTCGTATTGCTTACACCGCCACTGAGTACACTGCTGATGTTCAGCAATTCCAGGTTCGTACCGACCTGCTGAACGTTGTTAAGGACCTGCGTAAGCGTAACGTGCCGACCTTCTCTGATGGTCTGTATCGTTGCATTTGCGATCCCGTCTTCATGATGCACCTGCGTCGTGATCCTGACTTCCGTGAGATTGCACGTTACGCTGGTAACCCTGGTCAAGGCATGTACATGGGTAATCCCATGATGCCTAACAACGCCAGCTTCTACATGGGTCCCCAGGCTGGTCAAGGTTACTTCCTGGCTGGTGAACCTGTAATGCCTACTGGCGTTCAGTTCGAAGGCGTGAAGTTCTTCGAGTCGACCAACTTCCCAAGCAAGAGCATCAGTGCTTCCTTCGATGGCACTGGTGGTACTTATGCTTCTCGTGAAGTGGCCCAAGGTTACTTCTTCGGTCCTCAAGCTGTTGGCGTTGGTATCGGCGGCCCGAATGCTCAGGTGCTGATCAACAACAACGACGACTTCAGCCGCTTCATCATTCTGATTTGGCAACTTTACGCTGGTTTCGAAATCCTTAACACCGATTTCATCACGACCGCGTTCAGCTTCATCCAAGATGACGGCAACATCTGATAACAACAAACATATCTGGAAAGATAAATGACTTATTTAACGGCTAAAAAGATTTATCCAGGTAACTGGAATAATGCTCTCAACGGTTGGTATCGCAATATCGACCCTAATGCCGCTGGTACTGATACTGGTTCCAACGCAGGCCCCACTTCGGTGCTGGCTACCCCTGGTTACCGTTACTTCCAGCAGCGTGGTTATGTGCCCGTTGTAGGCATTTCTGGTGGCACCGGCTCTCTTGCCGTCACCACTAACGCTGATGTGATCGTTCCTTCGCCTTACCGCCAAGACGACACTCGTCCCAACATCACCGGCATGGTGATCTCTGGTAACTCCACCCTTCCTGCTTACGTGTATCGCACTGCGATTTCCGTTGCTTCTGGTTGGGATGGTACCGTTGCTTCTGGTGTGTATGCCGCAACTGGCAACGTGATCTCCTTTGGTCGTAGCAATGGTGGTAGCCCCACTGCTGCTTCTGGCGTTGGTGAAGGTGTGGCACAAGCCAACCTCACCTCTACCGTATCTGGTACCCAAGCTGGCGAGATTTACTTTGCTGGTGGTACTGCTGGTTACGGCACCAATCCTTTCATTCTGAGCTCTGGCGTACTTGGTCCTCTTCCTGGTAACGCTTACTACTCGCTGAATAGCTCGACCACTTTCAAAGTGTTCGCTAAGGAAACCGCTAATAGCACCACGACTTCTGGTGGTTTCTACATTTCTGCTGCTGACAGTGCCGCCAGCCGCGCTGGTTACCTGGTTGTGGAAGTGTGCTACATCCAACCTGATGTCGCCCCTGGTTACGAAGATATCGACATGTACCTCACTGGTCGCGTTGTTAGCTGATTAGGTTAAACTAAGACCAGTGAACAACTGGTCTTATGTCTACACCAACTGCAGATATGCTTTATCAGCATAAAAAGACAGGTGCACGTGTTGAGATTGTAAGCGAATGGGATCAAGGCGATTGGTTCATGGTCAAAGACCAGGACGGTCGCCTTTACACCGCTTACAAAACTGAACTCACACCTGACGAAGAAGCCACGAAGAAAGTAAAAACTCTTCGCGTGAAAGATAAAGCATCGCAGGAAGAACCACGCACTTTCCCCCCGGACACACGCCTTAACATCAATGGCGCTACCCCACAGATGATCGCTGATCATATTAAGGGTATCGGATTGAAAACAGCTCGAGAAATTAAAGATCTTCAGATGTCCTTATCGGGTGAAAGGTTTAACAATCTTGAACAGTTAAAGCAAATTAAACGGGTTGATTGGGACGCGGTTTTAGCAGCAGACTTGATCAGAGTTTGATACTTATCTCCTATCTAGCCCCTGGGAAACCGGGGGTTTTTTGCTCGTAAAATAAGAAATAAAACAACATGGCATACTCTGTTAATCGCAGTGGATATACAGGACCTAGTAATAAAATTGGTGGCAGCTCTCCCTATCACATTGATTGGAAAGCGTTAAAGTCGCTCCCTGCTATTGAGAAAGTCAAAGCAATGGATGCATTGGCAAACCAATACGGTTCTCATGGGCGCGAAATAGAATTCTCAAACAACGCAGTGGCTGGAAGGAGGTGGAATACAGCAGCAGATCTATCAGATAAAATTGATTTACTAGAAAGAGCAGCAGCGGCGCACGCTCATAGTCAAAGTCCTGGATTTGATTCTTTTGATTTCTATGTACCTTTTAAAGGTAAAAGCAGGTTTGATAAAGGTGCTGTAGAAGACGCATCTATTTACATACCTGGCATTGCAGGCGGCAAGATTCGTCGCGGTAGTGGTGGAGGATATGGATATTTTTCTGAGGCTTTAGATCCTAGTGGTAAGGTTGTATTCCGCGTTGGCCATGGCAATGTTGATCGCCCTGAAGCAGAAACAGAAGTCTTAGTTCCCACTGGTCAAGCTGTTAGTCCAGGTGCTACTGCTGATGCAAATACTGCAGAAACACGACAAGATTTTTTGAAACGTTATATGCAAGATCAACTGCAAACAACAATGATGCAACAATTACTTAATCCCCCGCAACGCACGGATCATCGTGCAACGATGGAGCAAATGATGCAAGCAATGGGAGGCCTTGGAGTTCTACAAAATCCAATGAGCTTATAATAAAAAACATACGGAACTAAGCTGTGCATCTCAGCGACTTCGATAAAAGTAGAGTCCGATACCACCTCGGCTACTTCACGGTCACCGTACCAGCGGGCGATTACGCTCGTCTGGAAGAAGCTATGAACACCATCCCGGATTCATACTTCTACGACAAAGTTATTATTCAACTTGGTCGTTGCGATACTGCCGAGAAGAAAACCGAAGTTGCTACTTCGCCTTCTACTCGCATTGAGAACATCGTTGGTGATGTGGATCGTACGATTCGCTCCAGCAATGCCAGGGAATCTTTGAAGGTTTGGGACGAGATTTATCTCTACGAAACCAATCGACTTGCGCAGATTCTTTACGTTCCAAACTACAAAGATCCGTTCCAGGCTCGTTATCGTTACGAACGTTCTGGTGCTGAATTTATCCAGGCATTACCTGGTCCTGCCGACACTGCTGTTGGTTCACGCATTTATTTACATGAGGTCTGGAGGTAATTATGGCTTGGTTTGATTTTCTTAATCAGGCAAATCCTAAAGGCCAAGATGCCGGTAGTATTGCTCGCCAACGTTTAAATGCTCGAGCAGCAATTCCTATAAAACCAACCGTAGGGCTTAGGGGAGCTGGCAAATTTATAAGCCCGTTATTTGCTATTCCTGATATTATTGAGCAAACTCAACAAGTTATCAACCCACAAGATAACATCATCACACGTCTTGGGGCACTTGGAAATAGCATTGAAAATGTAATTGGCTCAGGTGGAGGTGCTCCAAGGGCGACTAAATCTCCACCAGGACAACAACAGCGTCCTATTGGTACTCAAGCAGTATTAAACGGTAAACCTGTCTATTGGGGTGGCGATGATTACGGTTGGCAATTATTGAATGGAACTGGAAGTAGTGCTACTTTAAACTCTCTTAACACCCCTGGAACGCAAGGTCGTTTTATTCAAGACACTGCACCACGTTCTCCAGGAGCAGCACAAGGTGGAGGGGGTGGCTTTTCCGGTGCAGGTTCTTTCGCACCTATTGATCCGTACGCTGCACAAAACCGTGAGTACGAACGGGAGCGTGCCAGGGTTGAGGCGATGGTGAAAGCTAACCCTGACATGCAGAAGCAAGCAATTGCTGATGAACGTGCTAAGGTACGTGACCAAGGCATGGCAATTTGGGCAGCAAAGTATGGCGCCCCTGGTGGCCTTGCTTCCAAAGTAAAACCAGGCGCTGTTGGCTACGATGCAATTCAACGCGGTATTGGTATCCAAGAACTTCCATCCCTGGAAAATCGAGCTGAGTTCACTTGGAACCAGGCTACTCAAGGTCCTACACCCGCCGTACCAATGGCAGATGCTATGTTGAATCCCGCATCTCCTAGCTTTATTGGTGGAGAAGGTGCACCGCCTGTGAACTTTGCTGATCCTCGTTTTAAAAACATGAGTCCAGAAGAGTTCCAAGAGCTTTTAAACCAATACACCAAACGTTGATTTTTGGCATTGCTCAGCATGTAAGCCCAACCTACTGGACACAGATCTTTGATCTATGGGGGCCAGTGTTGTTGCTTTTAAACCAATGATTCTCTGTCCTAATTTTGTTAAGCGTTTAGCCACGAAGATCAGTCTTGTTGCCGCTGTACAGACTGTTTTTATTCCTGGACTCAAAGCAGATTCAAATTGGGTAGGAGAATAAGGACCTAATTGCCATGGCCACACCACGAGTTGGAATTCTTCCTACAAACGAAAGGCAAGCAATCTTTGAAGGAGCTAAGCGCCTTGGCTTAGATCCATATGAGTTTGGCGCATTTTTATCCCTGGAATCAGGGATGAATATGGATCCTAACATTGTAGGGGGCGCAGGAGGACGGCACAAAGGTTTAATTCAGTTTGGACAAAACGAACAAAAACTATACGGAATTACTGGTCCTCAAACAAGGGCTGGTCAAATGCCTGCTGTTTTGAAGTATTTTGAAGACAGAGGTTTTAAACCAGGCATGGGTATTGATCGTGCATATGCCACGGTCCTTGGCGGCAATCCAAATGTTTCTCTAGAAGCAAAGGATTCTTTCGGTACATCTGTCCGTGGGGCATTGCCACGTTTTAGAAAAGGAGGCGATCTATACGCTAACGCACAACGTGTGTTAGGAGATCCTCTTGACGTTGGCGGACAACCTTCTGTCGCAGCGCCAGCACCACAAGTAGCGGGCTCTGCACCTGTGTATGGACCTACGCTTGAAGAAGCAATGGGTATCAAGTTGATGCAGCAAGCTATGCAAAGTGCACCACAACCTAAAAATGCAGGTCAACGATTTGCAGAATTCTTAGGTAGCATGAGCAAGAATCTAGGTGTTATAACCAATCCATTATCTACACCTGGTTATTGAAACTCAGGTATAATGGTGGATATTAGTGCTGTAGACCCTTGGCTTCGACAAATACAAATAAGCAGCCCCTGTTAGTTGACAGGCCTCTTTTTGATTCGGTACGAGTCACGACTCAGACCGTTGGTAGCGCATCCGCTAACACACTCTTTGTGCAAGGCGGACAAGCTCCTTCGATCCTTGTCGATATGGATGCTGCACTTCAAGAAGACAATAATAGTGGTGGTGTTGTCGACTCCATCACTATTGTTCGTAATGACTACTATCGCAATCCTGACTACACCCTTGATTCCACAACCACTGGCACACGCATCCGACTGGTAAGTGGCCAGACTGTTTTTATTACGGCCACTGGACTTAACACTCCAGCAGCAGAGAGTGGACTTGGGTACTACACCTATACAGGTGCGACGGCAATTACCGGTACCATGGGAACCATTCGGTACTCTGGTGTTGCGACGCCTGACGCAAGTGGTTTTTCTTACGGCGGTACCGTTGGTCCGTACCAGCCAGAAGTAACATTTGTCGTCTATCAGACCCGTGGTACCACGCAGCCTATCCCAGCGAGTGGCGACTACAAAGTTGTACTTGCCAAGCGTGTTCCTGCCAACACACAACAAGTTGATTGTTCGGATGTGATGCCTCAACTTGCGGCACCCAACCCAGCCGCTGGTAACGCCTCAGGGCTCTCTGCTGGTGCTCCGTTACGCAACCGTGGTATTTACCTGGAACGTGGCGACCGTTTGTACGTAGGCGTGTTTCCTGACGGTCCTAACGCATCTGGATACATCCCAGGTGCACACGTCTACGCTGAAGGCGGTTTCTTCTAATCATGTCAAAGAGAGGCAACTCTTTCGGCGGACAAAGAACAAATTCTTTTGGTGACTTTGGCAAGGTAAAAGATCAGATTAATCCCAAGGAAGTAAAACCAATTCAAGGGGAGTTTTCCAAAGGATCACTCCCTGGTTCAATTTGGACGATTGATAGGGAGTCAGCATGGGCACGTTGGCGTAGGGGTTACGAAATCTATTCAAACGGACAATACTTTACATACGAGTTTGAATACAATATTCCAGACGTTGTATTTGCTCCTAGTCCTCCCATTGTTATCCAGGGAGCGTTTATTGGCTTCCCAACGAAGAGTCGAGAGCTTGGTATGCATTGGTGCTTGTGGCGCTATGCAGGAGCCATCAGAACTGACTTATACACCGACCCCGTAAGCACCAGTAACTTATCTGTTGAATCAGTAACAGAAGACAAGAACTATTGGTACGTAAAATTGACAGGCACCTGGAGCTCATCAAACCCACTGCCACCACCATTCTTTTTCCCTGGTGGACAAAAGCCTTTAATCTCGGAAGTGTTTGAGGATCGTATTGTTGCTTCCGGTGGTGAGTTAATTGAAGTTGATACGATCAATCCCAATACGCAAACACGGTACGGCTATGTATCCGCAGTGTTACTAGACATCAACGAAACCACTGGTATTCTTAAGTTCCGAAAGTCGGGTTCCGTACAAGCAACACCAGATGAAAACTTTGTAACTCCTTCACCTATTGGATTTACTCCAGGACGCTATCTAAACTCTGGTGCGCGATACAGTTGCACATGCCAAGACTTTACACGGCGAGACTACTTCTATGTATCCTCGGAGAATCCAAGGAAGTTATTTCCACGCACTAATATTGCCACGGTTAAACCAGGTCGTTTTGAACTTACCAAACGTGATGGTATCTTGAAAACTCCCGCACAAGTAGATCCTTCCATCAATCTCACATTAGAAATTACAGCACCTCCTTCGTTTGATTTGACGAATCAAGTCACAACAGATCGTGTTATCAGTCGTGATGCGACGAGGGACAGCCCAGGACTTTATGCAGACTTTGGCGGTACTTATACACGCAGCACCGATAACCTCGGTACTCAAGGCTCTTCTGCAGAAGGCATGCCAACCTTTGCTGACTATACGTCTGTTACGGAGACACTTGATAGCAGTTCCATTCCACAGATTACGCTAGTAACTCTTGAAGACAGATGGTCACCTGTTTTAGACGAGCTGCGTTATTGCAAACATATCTATTCGCTTAAGTTTGCAGATCGCGTATTTCCTCCTGAGCCATCTGATTTTCCAACAGACATAGAAAGCATGGCTGAATGGGAAAGACAACTAGTGGCAAAGACAGATAGTGAAATAGACGCAATTAAAAAGGATAAGCTTGCCAGGGAGTCACTGTCAAGAATGGATGTACCTCCTTACAACTGCCAATCGTTATCTGTGTATCCGATGTTGCAGCGTTTATTTAACTTTGCAACAGATCGGATTGAAGTACAAAATTTCACAATGATTGATCAGTATGGCAATCGTTCGCAACCATGAGGTGAGCTTAGAATAAGTTAACGGCCATTGACAGCATGTTTTGCAACGAGCACGAGCCCCTCGCCCTGCTAGTTGAACTAACTCCAAAGCTTGCCAAAAAACGTTTTAGACAAAGTATATATGAAGCCTGGGATCACAAATGCGGATACTGTGGTGACTCGGCGTCAAGCCTTGATCACATTATTCCAAGGTTTAAGTCGGGTTCTTCTAATCGACATAATTTGATTCCTTGTTGCAGACGTTGTAACGCAAACAAAGGATCAGAGGATATGAAGAAGTGGTACGAGAGACAATCTTTTTTTTCTTCTTCATCTCTTGCTAGGATTGAAGCCTGGATCCAACAGCAATCTGTTTTTATTTTTGGTGAGTGCTAATGGGCGTTTTTGATAAGTACGTTTCTTCGTATTCTGATATTGCACAGAATTACAATAGTTGGTTGAATGACAGAAGCAATATTCATTGGTCTCAGTATGTTGATGCAGCGTCAGATCTAAGCCAAGCCTGGCAAGCAGAGAATAGAAGAACTGGAATTTCAAAATGGGATTGGGGGTACAACCATTATCAAAACAGTGGTAAAAACGAAGGACGTTTAACGCCAAAAGTTATAAACACAAATGGTTTGCCAGATGCACCAGGCTCAGGAGGACGTGGCGGATATACAACACTACCCGTATATCAAGACGGCAGTGGAAAACCCATTACCAATGAAACCGCCCAAGAAGGTTTTGGCTACGACCATTGGGAAAAACGTGGCGGAAATAAAGAATATCGGATTCTACCAGGGGGCGCTCAATTTAAAATTAATCCCGATGGAAGCATCGCTGTAAACACTAATGCCGTGGGAGAAGCCGCAAGAAAAACGTTTACTGATTTTGCCAATAGATACAACAAGAGCGACGGAACTGATTTCAAATCAATTGCAACTGCTTTAAACAACCTGGGCGGAACGGAAGCAAGTATCTTAAGCAACACTGGCGTAACGCAAAATCTTGTTAATGCCTATTACGGAAAAGTTTCCAAATGGGACCCCACAAGTAATAAAGCATATCAACCGCCAATGGGTGCGTTTGATCCCGCGTATTACATGACAACTGGTCAAGGACAAGAAGCGTTTAATAAATGGAATGAAGCGCTTAATGGCAATATTAACATTGGCGGACAGCTATACGAAGATGTTTCATTAGTTGGGAGGTATGACCAAGATACTTTTTTACAGTACAACTATGCAGTTGTAAACGGTAAAACTGAACGGGGTAATGCAGTTACCAAAGCTGAACAAGCTGAAGGATACAAAGAAACCCCAATGACTGATGCGCAGTATCAACTGTATCGCGATCAGGTCATGGGCCTTGGCTCTTACAGTAATTTAAAAGAATGGGAAGCTGCACAGGATCCTGAGGTTTTGAGGCAATGGATTTCTTCGTTGTCTCCAGCAGATGCTGCAGATCGTGCAAGTGGCTATTTAGCAATTCCTTCTATTACACAACTGCCAGAAGATATTCGGTCCCAAGTCAAAATGTCACGAGGAGATACGATACTCGAAGGTAAATTGAGTAAAGTACTTGGGCCAAAAGAACAAGAAGCAGCAGACAAATTTAGATCTTTAACCGTTGATACATTTAATGAGACGTTAAAAGAATACAAGAAGCAACGTGCCAAGGAGCAACAGTTTGATTTTTATAGTGGTTTGCCAGGTTTTAGTGAAATCTTTAACATGAACCAAGAGCTCTCTAATTCGCTCTTGGGAGACACAGGCGTAGGCGGTATTCTTTCTTTAGGAGGACAAAACCAAGAAAAAGCAGAAGAGAGTTTAGAGAAACAATTCTCTGCTGTTACTGGAATTCCTTCCAGGTCAAATACAATTTACAACTGGCAAAAATGGTTTGATGAAACCTTGACAAAACGATACGAAGAAGGCGCTACTTTTTCGGACTGGCAAGATGCTTCTAAACAATATGTAGCAGACAAGGAATTTGCAGACGACTATGTTAAACGCTATTTAACCCCACGGTTTAACGCATCTCGTTCCATGTCAGAGTTTATGAGCTACATGGATGTAACACAAGGAGAAGAAAACATTTTTCAAACACAAAGCGCATTAAGTTCTTTGAAAAACCTGGCAGATCTTCGTGCTCAACAATGGTTAAACACCGTTAAATCATCTGGAGATTCTGGTTTTGATTCTGAATTTTATTTTAATCCTTCAGGAGGAGATGTAAGTATTGAAAAGCATACTGCACAAGCAGCAAAAGTAAATGAAGATTGGGAAACAGCAAAAAAGAATGGTGAACAGGTCGTGCCAGGGAGCAATCCTCCAGCCACCTGGAACCAGTTAGCATACTTATATGGTTATAACGTGAATGATAAATCACAATTTGCAAAGCTACATTACCAAGTATATGGAATGCACCAAGGTTTTGACCCAGCGCGTGATAAGTTATCATTAGATGCGGCACAGTCATTTATTGACGACAGCATTCTTCCGGCTATTGCAAATGAAAAAGTAAATTTAGGTAGCGCGTCATTTTTAAACTTTGTTACGCCTAAAGAGTATGCGGACAAAATGCTAGAGGGAATTGACCCAACAAAAAACAAGGCCGAATGGGAAAAGGTACTTGAGTCCATGGGTCTTTCTGGCAAAGAAATGGGAATTGAAGAAGTCAAGGAGTATATTCAGGAAGCATTCCAAACGGGAGAAGCAACAAAGATACGTGAGGCAATTAAATATCTAAACGAGAAGAAAGAAAAAGTAACACAAGAAAAACTTGGCGTAGACTATATTGAACGTCTTGAAGACACTGCGGCGCGTACTAACCCAAATGAAACTGAACTCTATAACGTGTTCAAAAACGCGGGGTTTTCTGGAACAGAGGATGATTTTTACAAAGAATTTATGCCGGATGTAAACCGAGAAGACATGGAACTTTTAACACAAGCTGGTAAAGGGTTTAAAGAAGGTAGTGTGTTTAGTAAATTAAGTAACAGCGATCCATTCGAAGCTCTTGGAGCAATTGAAACGTTGTCTGCCGATGAGAAAGCACCTAAAGAAACTAAAAAGAAAACAAGCTCTTCTTCAGAAGATAAGTCTTATTTCAGTTTGTATGACGACGATGATACCGAAGATACAGTAACTGCAAAATCAAAGTCAGGCCAAGGTTTTCTTGGCAGTTTTACCAGTGCCTTTAAAGGCCTGACACCTAAGTACTAATCATGAGTAAGCACAAAAAAGCAGCTAGTGCCGCCAAGATCCACAAGGATTCCATGGAATGCAACAAGCCAAGAAAAACTCCTGGTCATGCAACTAAGTCACACGTTGTCAAAGCATGTGAAGGAGGCGAGGAAAAAATCATTAGGTTTGGTCAACAAGGCGTAGAAGGCGCTGGTAAAAACCCAACAACAGCAAAGGATAAAGCACGTAAGAAATCTTATTACGCCAGACATAATGCCCAGGATTCCAACCCTGACAAGATGTCAGCAAGGTACTGGTCGCATAAAACGAAATGGTAAAGATCGGCTAAGATAAACGCGTTGAGTTTTTACCGCTATGGCAAAGCCCAAGTCCACCGCAATCCTGATTGAGTCCAAGCCTAAGAAGACTTGTCAAGGCGACGGCAAACATTCACGTCCTAGCCACGGACGTAAATTGTCTCGCGGCCAAGGCAAGTAAAAATTATGTATACTTGGGGGTAACACTTGTTACCCCTATGGATAATTACAAGCAAGCGATTGATTTAATTTGTCGTTACGAAGGTTTCAATGAACTTGCTTATCCAGATCCTCAAACAGGCGCAGAGCCATACACGATTGGATTTGGTACACAGTATTATCCTGACGGCAGTGTTGTAAAGAAAACCCAGTGCTGCACACAACGCAAAGCCCTGGAGTATCTTGTCGATGAACTCACCGTTCTAAACACCGAACTTCTGAAGTTGAACCTAGGCTTGGACGAGTGCATGCACCAAGCATTACTTTCGTTCTGTCATTCGGTTGGTTGGGAAAGTTTTCTGTACAGCTCCATTATTGACTGTCTTGAAGTCGATGACTACGTTGGCGTAACAGAAGAAATTGCACGGTGGGTCTTTGATGCAGATCACCAAGTCATCGGTGGCCTCCTGGAACGACGCAGAGAAGAGATCAACCTATTCCTTGCCGAGGTTGAAGCCAAACCTTGGGTTGCCACAGACGTACTGCTGCGTGCGTTCAGAAGCTATGGTGCAAAGCCCCATGAGACGGAAGCAATCCGAACCTTGGAAGCGACAATCAATCCCTATGCGCTTGCAGAATTTGCTAACCGTTTCAAGCTTGACGACGCCTCTGCCTTTTCAAGTGACTAGCGTCCTAGAATAAATGCAGTACTCAGGCTTTCCATGGAGAACGAATCCACACGTAAAGAGTTTGAATTACCTTTAGAACTTCAGTTTGCCATGCGTAAAGCTGAGCTGCAAACAGAGGAGATGTGTTGGGAAGAACTGCAGGCGGCACTGTTAAACCTGTATTTCCAACGGATGATGGAATGGGCAGCCGTTAAAGAAATCATGTGTTCTGAAGGGATTGATATCGAGTGGGATCTGCCTAGTGAGTTGGAACTTAGTGAACTCGCCCTGGCTTGTATGCAGGACGAGTCGGACGATGACGACGATTTACACTACGCTCATCCCTTTTGACTTTCGTCCAATTGAATAAGACGATCTAGGTACCACTGTGCTTTCTTCAGTGATTCTGTCTCGCCTTTGTGGCGCTCACGCCAAATATACTTTATGTTATTTCCCTTGCAGTAACCACGGAATTCTTCGTTGGTTAAAGCCGCCTCAATGGCTTCGATGCATTCGATGCCCCCATCGGTGTAATGGGAAGGATGATTTACGACATCCTCTTTGATTGTGGGCGTTGTTTCAAGTGGTTTAATAGTAACCCAGGGTACTGGACAAACGCCATCTACGCACCCATTGGTTACGTCAACAGGAGGGAACATGTCCATTGTAAAAATGCCGACTGAGACAGCCTAGCAAATTTAACGCAGCAAGCCTTTGCGTTTGGCGGAAAGCAGAAGTTCTGTCTCATCTGGCTCACCCTCAATATCACCTTGAATACTAGGGGGCTTAGGAGTGGCACCATATAATTTCATGCCTTCTTCCATGGAAGGAATGTAACCCGTTAAGCCTGGACGCTGACCGTACAAACCTTGGCCTTCAATATTCAATGGGTTACGTTGCATACCATCCATGGGAGCGACTAAACCCGTGTTATACATATCTTGAAGAGGTACGTCGTTGGCTACGGTATCAAGGGGTGCACCAAAATCCTCGAAGCCAATACAACGGCACTTTACTTGATCATTATTTGCTGCAAACTCTTGCAAAAACATTGAGGGCCGCATTGTTTTCTTAGCGATATATCCTTTCTATAATGATAGTATGAGCAAGTTTAGATCAGAGACTTACGACGCAGCCAAGGACTCCGGCACTTCTGCTGGGGTACCAACGGATCTGAACCCTGGAAGAGCTTACAACGTGGATTTGCGGTACGTGCGACCGCAAGAACGAGGTGTCGTTGGTTCCGCGTCAAAAGGAGCAGTGGCACGCGTTGACCGCTTCATGAAGAGTGCACGTGCTGCTGGCAAATATCAAAAGAACCAACTGATTAACGAACCCACCAGTGCCACGGCTGGTGACAGTGGTGGGCGTGCAGGATCTACCGCGTATGCAGACAAACCCAAACAATCGTTTGGACGTAGTTAAACCTGTGGAAAAACTACAGTATTTGGTTGGTCTTGATACTTACCTTTCCGATCTTGGTAGCTGACTTCACAAGGATTGCCACGGTAGAAAAGCAGTTGAGTGATACCTTCGTTTGCATAGACACGATTGAATAAACCAGTGCAATTACTGATTTCAAGCGTCAGGTAACCTTCCCACCCACTTTCAGCGGGCGTGATGTTAACTAGAATTCCTGAGCGTGCGTACGTCGATTTACCAACTGCAACAACAGTGACATCACGAGGCAACTTCAAACGTTCTTGTGCAACGCCTAAACAATACCCATACGGAGGAAGAAGAAAGTATTTGCCGCGTTCATCTTCCAGAAGTTCCGCAGGCTTTAAAATACTTTCGTCAAAGGCCTTTGGATCGCAATCACCGGTTTGAATCTTACCAAAGATTAGGCACTGGCTAGGGGACAAACGAATGTCATATCCGTAAGAGCTAAGTCCATAACTTAACAAACGCCGACCATCTTCTTTGCTGATCAGACGATCAACAAAGGGTTCGATCATTTGTTCTTTCTCGGCACGCTCTTTGATTTCCCAATCGGCCAGGACGCTCATAAGACCTC